CCGAACGCATCCATCTTCAGCAGGTTGCGCCCGTAGCGCAGTATGGCTTCCGGGTCTTCCACCAGTTCCGTGGAGGTCTGCCAGCCGTTCTGCGGGTCGGTGTAATTCACCTCCACCGCCGTGTGGCGGTCCTTCAGGGCGCTGAAGCTGTAGCGAAACCCCACGCCGTTATCATCCACCACCACATCGCTGTTGGTGTACGGCCACACCACATCCGACGGGCGGTCCTGAACGAACGTCAGCGTCTGGCCGTTCCATACCGGCATACAGCGCATCGCCGAGCAGAAATCACTGAGAACGTCCCACGCCTTACGCTGTTGTGACAGGTACGCATTAAAGGTCATCCGCGGCTCTGTCCCTCCGAAGCCGTCCGGGACACGCTGGTCACAGTACTGCCCGATGGCATACAGCGCCCACTTGTCCACATCCGCGGCCCCCAGGCGTTTTCCCATGCCGTAGCGCGGGTGAGTCAGCATGTCCCACAGGCACCAGGCCGGGTTGTTGCTGTATGCCGGTTTCAGGCTGCCGTCCCAGATGCCGCTGTACGTGCGTTTTTCCGGGTCATAGTTTGACGGTACCTGAATGATGCGACCGCGGATATGGTAGTTCACCGTCATCTGCTGACCGCCAAACTGCTCCGCATCCACCTGCAGCCCCACAATCGCCGTGTTCGGGTAGCACTGTTTCACATCGATGATTTCGGTGTATGACGACCAGAGCGTCTTATTCTGCAGCTGGTCCGTGGTGCTGTCCGCCGTCTCCCTGACCATCCGGATGTTAAAGGGGCGGGGAGGCAGATTATCCAGAATCACCGAAGCGAGGAACTGTGAGGTGGTCTTGCCGTTAATGGTGACATCCTTTTCCGTCACCCAGTTACCGTTACGCTGCAGCTGAATCAGCAGGCGGACGGATGCCGGGTTACGGTCACCCTGTGAGGTGGTCTGCACCAGTGACTGCACCCCGAAGGTAACCCGCAGGCGGTCAATGTTCGCGGACGTAATGGTGCGCGTCACCGGCTTTGCCTTCGTCACTTCCACGCCCAGTGCGGTTTCAGAGCCGGATGACTCAAAACCTTCCGGCGGTGTCTGCTCCTGCTCCCCGGCGCGCCAGACCGCTGTCACACCATGTATCACAGGATTACCGTCCGTGTCCGTCAGCGGGGTTTTGTTCACCAGAATACTCTGCAGCCCCTTCACCGGACCTTCCACCGGTCCCTCACCGATGGCATCAATCACGCTCATCATCTGCGTGGACTTAAGATTGTCCTTTGCCTCAACCGGCGTGTGCGCCTTGCCGCCACCTTTACCCACTCTGTCCCCCTCTCCTGTCTGATGTCTGAATCTGTTTATGCCCCAAAAACGACAGGCACCCCGGAGGGTGCCTGTGTCATGACGGAATAAAATTTCTGAATTTCTTCACATTTTCTGTACGCCCCCGTGGCAGATATCATTCCCGGGCGTTACAGTTTTTTCGGGCCAATAAAAACAAAACTCCCTGTGGTTAATCTTCATTTTCTGTTCCCGCAGCCTCCATACACTGCGGGATTTTTTTATGCTTTACCCCTGCCGCCCGATAACCACCACCTTCCCGTCACCGCCTTCATCACGGGTACTGATGTCCTGGGAGATTCGCCGTGAACCAACCAGCATTTCACCGTAAGGCACCGGCATCGGGTTCCCCTGGGCAATCATGTTATCCAGCGACGAAAAGTACGTGTTCTGTTTACCGTTATCCGTTGCCCTGTATTCCGGTGTTTTTGGCTTCGGGGCCAGCATCTGTGCCACACCACCCAGTATCATGCTGGCACCCAGTGAAAACAGCATCGTGGTGGCAGAAAAACCGCCGGCACTCAGCGCTGCACCCCAGGCTGCCATCGATGCTCCGGCCGTGAAGAAAGAGCCCACGATGGCTGCCGCCCCCAGCACAATCTGCAGTCCACCCTTTCCGGCCCCGGCCAGTCGCGGCACAATATGGATGACCGCCCCCTCACCCAGCTGTTCGTGAAGACGGGCGTACACCGCCTCCGGTGCCGTGTCATCACCGGCAATACGTATCTGGTACCAGCCTTCGTTCATCTGACGGCGGAATCCGGGCACCTGTAACGACAGCGCCCGGATGGCTTCCGCTGCCGTGTTCACATACAGGCTGAGGCGGCGGCCAAATCGTTGTAAATCCCCGTGAAGGCAGATGCGTGCCAGTGGCGGTGACGCCAGACAGAATGCGTTCGTCGTTGCCATTTTTCGGAATACCTCTCCCGTTTACTCAGTTGTTCAGGCAGATGGTGAAGCAGCTCACCGTTGCCACAGTAAATGGCGGCATGGTTCGGTACCGAAGCACCAAAGCAGCACAGCAGAATATCGCCCGCCTGTGCAGAGGACAGGGGCACCCGGTAAAAGCCCGTTCCCTCCATATTGTCCAGGTACAGGTTCTGGCCGTTGCGCCACCAGTCATCCTCGCGATGAAAATCCGGCATTTCAGTCCCCGCCAGATGGTACGCATCCCGGAACAGGGTGTAACAGTCCGTCACCCCGTGTTCAAAGCGCCGTCCGGTCAGGTGCGGAACGCAGCGGAATTTGTGAATGTCACCCCGGCTGACCAGCCACCAGGGCAGTGCGCTTTTTATCTGCAGCCGCCGGTCAGCCTCGCTCAGCCAGGGCAGACCACCGGGATGACTGTGAACCAGCGCCACAATCTCCCCCGACATCTCTGCCCGCAGCCAGTCTTCCGGTGCGATACGAAAATACGCCTCCGGCTCTGCGGAAATATTCACACACGGCAGATACCGCTCCCCCTCCGGCGTTCTCACCACGAAGCCGCACGACTCCGCAGGCACACACCGCCGGGTGTGTGCCAGAATCACTGATTCTGTCTGTGTCATTGGATTTACTGCGAAAGTTTGTTAATGGAAAGGAAACCGCCAAAATTAGCCACCATGCCGCGCATCTCACACCCGCGCATGCACTTGCTGCATCTGTCCTTACGGATATCGGTGGTGGGTTTATCGAACTCATCCGCCACAGCCCCGCCCGTGTAACCACACTCATCAGAGCGGTAGGTCCACATACAGGTGTTCGCCAGCATGATGCGACCGGGAAACAGCGCCCCGTCCGTCTCGGTCGGTGTGGCCAGCACAAACGAGGCCGTCATGGCCGTCAGCGATGACATCTGCTCCACCACCCACCGGTCAGTCAGCTCCTGCTCCGGGTCGGCCTCCGGATTGCCTGCCACAAAGTTCACCGCATCCAGAAAACGCGCATACACCCGGCGGCGGACCACCGTGGCACCCACCAGGCTCTGCAAATCCTCCGCCATCCCGGTGACAAGACCGAACAGATTGGACACCGTCAGCGACGGGCGGGCACTGCTGCCCTTTCCGTTCATCTCAAAGCCACTGCCCTCAATCGGGTACGCCTGATATTGCCGCCCCTGCCAGGTCACCGGCTCCCTTTTTTCATTCAGCTCATTGCAGAAAAAATACCGCTCACCGCCCTGCACCGTCAGGTCGATTTCCCAGAGCACCACCCGCGGTGACTGCTCTGACTTAACCGACTCGTTCAGGCTTTCTTCGTGAATATCCTGCATCAGTTCACCACCTGCTCTATCGTGCAACTGAAATCACTGTACCGGGCATTATCCGTGACACTCCACTCACGGCACACAACCCTCACCGTCCGGTTATGTTTCGGCGGTCGCCACAAAAAGGCACGGTAACCACCATGCCACGATAAAAACTCTTCCAGCCAGCGCCGGGTTGACTCATCCGTCACCCGGAACACCGCCTGAAACGTCTTCAGTTGAGGATTCAGCCCTGTGGGGCGGCGCTGTTCATAACCGTCACCAAACCGCACCCTCACCACCGACGGCTTCTCACTCACCTGCATCCCTTCACGCGGGACCAGATGCAGCGTTTTTATCTCAGCCACTCAGCATTCCTCCGTCACGTCGCATGGACAGCATCACCGCCTGCACCCGCTGGTCAATCAGCTGCACAAGACTGCCTGCCGCCTCCGGCCCTATCTGGCCATTAGTCCCGTCATTCTGAATGGCGATATGGTAGACCGGGGAATACACCAGACCCGCACTACCGTTCATACTACCCACCGCGCGCACACCCAGCGAGCCATCCGCCGCCCGCGTCAGAGGCATAATGGCTTCAGGTCCGGCCTCCCCCATCAGCCCGGCCCCTTTTGCAAAGGCAAAGTACGTGGGCGTATCCACAATACTGTTGCTGTACGCACTCAGGTTTGCCGAGGTATACACGCCGCCTTTTGCATTGGCCACCGCCCCGCCCAGCCAGTCACCAATGCTGCCGAGAAATCCTCCCGCACCGGACATACCGTTTGCCGCCGTCTTAATTCCGTTGACAATCGCGGCATTCATAAGAACTTTTGATATTTCCTGCAGCACTGATGAGGCCCAGCTGCGCCATTCCACTTTATTTCCGTTCAGCATCTCCGTGATGTTATTCACCATCCCTGAGATACCCTCCGTCGCAAGCTGTGCTGCCTGTGAGGCGTAATCGGACGCATTATCCACCCAGTTACTGAATCCCTCCTGCAGCCCTTTCTGCCAGTCCGCACGCTGCGCATCCGATTCGGCATAAAAGGCTTCCTGCTCTTTCAGACGTTCACTCAGATACTGTGCATTCTGCGCCAGAGCCTGTCTGTAAAAATCCTCACTGATATCCCCGGTCTGATACTGAGACTGAAGGTCCGCATCCTTCTGGCGGAAGCTGTCGCGGATCTGCTGCAACTCCCGCATGCGTTCTCTGGCTCGTTCCCCCTGCCCGTACCCCAGCAGTTCAGCATCATTCGACGCACGCGCAGCCGCATTCTCATTCTTCAGTGTCTCTTCCCGGGATCGCAACTGTTCCCGGATTTTTTGCTGGTCAATCAGGGCCGCATTACGCAGCAGCTCCTGCTTCTGCATCTCCGTCAGGGTTTTCAGTTCGCCCTGCGCAGTCTGGTATTTCAGCTTCGCCAGCTCTGTATTCTGCCCCACCAGTGCCAGTTGCTCTTTCTGCTGCTTCAGCAGCCGGGAAAAACTGTCTTCCGCTTTTTCCGTCTCTGATTTTCCACCCCGGGATTTGGGTTTATTCGCCTCGTTATTGCGCCAGGCTTCCAGGGCATTACTGATATAACGCTGTCTCGCCTCCTGATACGGATCACCCACAAAACCGAGGTCATCCGCCGCATACCCCAGCCGGACACGCTCTTTTTCTTCCCCTTTCAGTCTGGACAGGGCCAGCTCACGCTCTGTTTTTGTCAGGGCACTCTGCTGTTTATCATCCAGAGTGGCCTGTGGCAGCCGTAACGGCACATTCACCAGTCCCTGCCGCTGCTGAAGCAGTTCATTACCCAGCCCCAGCAGACGGTTGAATTCCGTATGCTGACCATTCATAACCAGCATGGACTGGTACACCTTATTCTGCTCTGCCGCCTGCTGACGAATTAACGCCACACGACGGTCTTCCAGCCCGGCAAGCACATCCTGAATGGACTGCGCTTTTTCCTGCATCTGTGCCAGACGGGACTGCTCAACGGCAAGCTGCTCTGTTGCCTGAGCAAGCCCTTCCGTTACGGTCTTCACCGAGGTCAGATGGTTTATCATGAATCCGTCACCGGTCGTCCAGCCCGGGTTCGCCAGAACATACTGATATCCTGCGATTTTTTCCTGCAGGGATTTCACCCGACTGGCCTGTTCATCAATCAGCCGGTTCTGCTCTGTCAGCGCCGCCCGTGTTCGTCCTTCATTATCTGAGGCTTCAGGCAAAGACATTGACGGCGTTTTATGCGCGATTTCATCTATCGTCAGTGCATACTGGCGCGCAGACTCCCTGGCCTGCTCCTGATTCTGGTACAGCGTGTACCATGCTGCAGCCCCCAGCATCACCAGTCCGGGTACGCCACCAACCAGCCCCAGCGCACCGCTCATCAGACGTGAGCCCACCGCCGTTGTACTGTTCAGCGCATTCTGGGCGGCGCTTCTGGCAGCAATATTTCTGTTCAGGCGTTCCTGTGTGGCCGCCAGACGGGCCTCTGCAGCAATCTGCATCTCCGTCCCGCGGGCTGCCGCCACGGCCTGCTGAGCACGGTACACGGCTGCCCTTGCCCGCGCCGTGGCAATCTGCGTTCCCCTGAACTGTGCTTCCGCCAGTGCAACTTCATTACGTGCAGCCGTCACAAGTCCTGCCGTGGCAGACATCGCTCCGGAGGCCATATTGCCAAAGTACCGGGCAACCCCGACGGCAACCAGCGCGCCCACGGCTGTTGCCACATTATCAATCTGTCCGGCAACACCGTTCAGCATGCCGGAGAGCGTTTTTGTCACCCCGCTGGCCTCATTCGCACCGCCCACCCAGGCCATAAAGGCGTTTTCCACCTTTGTGATACTACTGGAAACCGTTTCCGGCATGGCCGCATATTCATCACGTAATATCCCCAGCTGGCTGATTAACGCGGGGACCACTTTATCCGCTGTCAGTTTTCCGTCATCCGCCATTGCCTTCAGATCTTTACGGGCCACGCCCATACCCGCAGCCAGTGCACGTACGATCCGGTCACCACTTTCATTGACCGAATTAAACTCCTCACCACGCAATACACCCTGCGCCAGCGCCTGACTGAACTGGGTGATCACCGAGCCCGCCTCTGCCGTACTGGCACCGGAGATTTTCAGCCCTGTCGAAATGGCCTCCGTCACCTTCAGCACATCATCAGCACTGTAACCATATTCACGCATCGAGGCAGCCGAACGGGCAAACAGGGCCGCATTATCCGAAAATGCGGTGCCTGTCCGCTGGCTGATATCCATCAGCACTTTCTGTGATGACGCAAATTCATCCGATGACTGCGACGCCTGTTTCAGACGGGCATTCACGGAGCTCCATTCATCCGCCAGCGAAATCAGGTGTCCGGTGGCAAAGGCACCGGCAAACGCACCGGTCATTCCGACAGCCGAAGCGCGGATTTCCGTCAACTGGCTGTGCAGCTCAGCCAGAGCCCGGCGCTGCTCCCTGGCTGCCGCAGCAGCCTGACGTCCGCCATTCTGCAGGGTCCGGTAATATTCACTGCCCATACGGGACGCCCGCTGGATCTCCGACTGGAATGACTGTGAATTTGCCGAAATTTTGATAATCAGTTCACGTAACGTCGCCATTCACCTTTCTCCGGGCAAAAAAAACCTGCCACAGCAGGTTTTCATCATTATTTATGACATTGCTGCAAGGCTCAGCGCGTCTTCCAGCGCCGCAAACGGATCCACCTCCGGCTTATCCTCATCCTCGCCCCAGCAGAGCATGGCGTCCTTCAGTGCAACATTCATCCCCTGTGCCCCGAAAACCGCTTTCACGATCTGTGCATTACGGATATCCCCGCGCTCATCACCCAGCGGGGATACCCTGTCGAACTCCATCCACATCATCGCCTCGCTCGCACTCAGGCTGTGCCGCAGTTCGGATAAGGTGCGCCCCAGACGGAGCGCAAGTCGCATCAGAAAGCGAATTTCCGGGCGGGCTACTTTTTTCTGGCCGACTCTGCATCAGCGATCAGTTCCAGTGCCTGACGCAGCAACCGGGCATGTACCGGACCATAGACGGCCAGCACCTGCTCACGGTCGTCCGGAGTGAACACCCGTTGCAGGTCAGTATCACACAGGACATCGCAGAACAGCGTCACATCCGCTTCCAGGTTACGGCGGGTTTTCGCCACCACCGACAGGGTATCGTCATCCTCTCCATCACCATTGAGCACTTCCTGCCACAGATACCAGGCCTCTGCCGAAGGCTCCCGCAGCACCACGCTGACATTTCTCCATTCCGGCACCTTCACCGTTTTATGACGGAACCCCGACAGTCTGGCCAGCGCCAGTGTTTTCAGATCTTTTGCCATAAGCCTTATCCGCCCGCACCATTAACCGTTACTGTACACGCATCAGAGGTAATGCTCTGCGGCTGTTCTGCAGAATCCGTTACCTCGCAGGTATAAGCCCCCTTATCACCTGACTGCGTATTGGCTTTACTGAAAGTGTCAGTAGTCTGTCCCTCTACCGGCTGACCATCCTTCTTCCAGGCGTGTTTATAAGGCGGCGTTCCCCCGTTGACACTGACTGACATTGTCAGCAGCGCACCGGTATTCACGGTAAGTGTCTTCTCCAGATTTTTCACAAACGCCAGCGGTACCACATAGGACACCGGTTTACCCTTCAGGCGAAGTGAAAACGTTGCAGCCACCACGCCGTTGGTACCGGATGACCAGGTGTGCTGACGCACTTCCGCCAGGAACTTAAAGCCCTTACCGGACGGAAACTGCACCTTAAACGCATACACCGTGTCATTGTCATAGGCATCACGCAGGGCGTTCTGGGCCTGATTCAGATAAAAATTACCCGACATGGAAATCTCGGACGACGCCCCCAGACCGTTGATGTTCTCCTGCTCTGTGGAGCAGAGCGTGGTCACATCAATATCCTGTTTCTGACCGGCGGTGAACTGGACTTCCTTGATGGTGCAGTCCAGGCGCAGATATTCCGCCTTCTCCATGGTTTCAGCAGTCGCCGGGGCAGATGAAATCATCACCTGCGTCAGCTGTGAACGTTCATACAAAGCAGACATTCTGCCTCCTGATAATAAAAAACCCGCACGCGGCGGGTTATGGGTTCTGTTGAAAAAATTACACCGTGACCTGAAACTCCAGGGTTGCACGGTAACAGCGGTTTTCCGGAATATAGTCCTGCATTTCACTGACGGATCCCGGGGCCAGCAGCATTATGGCTTCACGGGCGTCCTGACGTATCTGACGCGCCTGCGTCACAGTCCCGGCATAAACGTCTATCTGCACCGACACTGAGGACTCCGCCTGCCCGCCCATCACGTCCGCCGACACCGATGAAATCAGGCTGAAAACCACCCACGGAAGCGCCACCGACGGCCTGCCATCCAGCAGGGGGACCACATACGGGTACACCTGCCCGCCGGCAAGATGCGCCAGATGAGGATACAAATCCGCCTCCGTCATCGTCTCAGTACCTCATCAATGGCCCGGTTCATCCGAGCAATCGCCACCTGTGCCGCCTGTTCACTGCGCACATCAAATGCCGGGCGCACAAACGGGTGCGGTGGCATATTCACGGTCCCCATTTCCACAAACCGCCAGTAGAAAGCATTGCGCGGGTTATCCGCCTTCATGGTGTTATCGCTGTTACCGGTGTCCGGATTAACACCCCGGATATGCACACCGGATTCCATCCCGCCATCGCGGGAGCACCGGGAAAGGACCACCACATTGCGGCGAAGTTTTCCCCTGCGTACCGGTGCCCGTGACACCACTTCTTCTTTCAGCACATTCGCACCCGCACGGGTTGCCTCACGCAGCACCCGGTTATTTTCCGCACCACTCAGAAGCTGCAAATCGCGGCTGATGTCCTCCAGCCCCGAAAAATCCAGCAGGGTTTCGATCATTTTTCCCCTCCCAGCCGACAGAGAATTTCCAGACGCCCGCCGGTCGCATCCGGCACGGGCAGCCCGACAACGTTCAGGATCCGGTCACGCCATGGACCACTCAGCACATGAAGTCGTGACGCTGCCGTGATTTCCCGGCCGGACTGACCGCGCACCCAGATGCGGATTTCCGCCTGCGCCATTTCCGCACCGGACTGCATCCGCTCCCGGCTGCTCCTGCCACGGATATCCGCATGAATTTTCCCGCATGACACCCATTCTTCCGTCATTTCTCCGGCAGCATTACGGGTTAACACCGGCTTCAGAACACTTATCATCTGTGTCAGACGACCTGCAGATATTGCCATTCCTCCCTCCTCATAACACCGTCGGACAACGCAAATCGTAAATCAGCACGGACACAGAAAACGGCAGTTCCCCCTGCACGAGGTCTTCCCGCTCAGCAAGATCCGGATTCCGGTACAGCATCCCGGTCAGTCGCATGGCAGCCCCCTTCATCCGGGTTAATGCCTCGCCCGGGATCAGCTCACCGTCCTCACGAATCACTTTATCCCGGCTACCCTGAATGTAGGCCAGCAGCACGGCGGTAGCCTGACGAACCTTGTCCATCAGCATGTCATCATCCGCGTCATGGTCAACACGCAGATGTGCCTTGATCTCTTCCAGTGTCAGTAATGCCGTCATTTTCCGCCTCCTGCATCCCGTCCACGTTTTGCAGCCAGGGTCCAGCCTGATGAATGAGCTTCTCCGGGTTTATCACCGGTCATACTGTTGCAGTGCCACAGCGAGCCCCCCCACGTCACCGTATCGCCGGGGTGGTAGGTTTCACCGGCTCTGAACACACCGCGGTAGAGCATCACCGGCAGGGAAAATGTTTTTTCCGTACACTGGCCACTGCTCTGCCGGATCACCACAGAGAACAACCGCTCATCCGTCATGCTGACGTCGATATCCGCCACCCCGTCAACCAGGCATTCCCATCCCCGCATCCCGTGCGTTTTTTCATACGCCCGCCAGAGTCCACCCAGGTGTGTGGCATACGTGCCCCGGGGAAAGGATTTTTGATCGTCAATAGCGGGGAGCACTTCCAGTGCCGTGGCATCACGCCCGTCCTGCGGAGCCGGAAGGGCATTCACCGCCTCCAGAACCGCCTGCTTCAGTACTTCCGGATCGTAATCACGACCATCACGCGGAGCAGGGATATGGCTTACGGCCTCTTTCACCATCTGCTCAAGCATCGGACGCAACCGCATCATTCACCGCCTGCTTCAGTACTTCCGGATCATAATCACGACCGTCACGCGGAGCAGGGATATGGCTTACAGCCTCTTTCACCATCTGCTCAAGCATCGGACGCACATCATCGTCCGCCGGTACCGGAATATTCGCAACCGCATCATTCACCGCCTGCTGCAGTACATCCGGATCATAATCACGACCATCACGCGGTACCGGAATGGTCCCCACAGCGTCATCCACCATCGCCTGCAGAACCGGATGTACCTCATCCACCGTCACATGCTTCTGTAATACCGCCGACAGGGAAGCCAGTTTCTCTTCAAACGCTTGTGCCTGCGCGGCCATCTTCCCCTCAAATGTGCGCTGTAAATCCGCCAGCACCGTGGAGAATTCTTCGCCCAGTGCACGAATAATGGACAGTTCCCGTTCCGTCATTTTCTCAGTATCCCCCTGAACATCGCTTTCACTGCATCATGCTCTGTTTCACTGATTGCCTTATTACCGTCAGATGCGCCGTCAGGCAGTTGTGCTGAAACTGTTTTCCCGGCCGACGCGAACGGGTCCTCACGGGCATCACGACGGGACAGCGCCTCCAGACTGTAGTTCTGCTGCTGAAGATACAGTGCATCACCGCCGGCAAGGGGCGGCAGGTTCTCACGTTTACGGGCCTCATTGGGCGTGAGAAGCGTATTTTTCACCGATTCACCCAGTGTTTTCATGCGCCGTTCGCTGTCCATTCTCAGCAGCGTGGTGACGTCAAACTCCGTGCTCTCGTTTTCCCCCGTTTCCAGCGCCTCATCCAGTAACAGCTCAATGGACTCAATCAGCGTCTGCAGACACTGGGAATAATACTGCTGCTCCAGCGCCTCCACGTTGTCACTGGAAGGCGGGTGGCCAACGCCAATCTTGTAGGCCGGGACACGGAACACCGAACAGACAATTTCAGCCGTCATTTTCAGTTGTTCCACCGTCTGCGCATCCACCGGTGAAAACGTCGTGGGGCTGTATTTTGCCCCGTTGCTCAGTATGGCCGTCTTCCCGGCATTTTCGCCCGTATATCCGCTGTCCCAGTTCCCCTTCAGTTTTTTCGCGTTTTCTTCCGTAATACTGCCGGGGACCTCAATCACGCCTGATGGTCGCCCGCCATTTCTGAAAAAATACGTCGAATTTGCCTGAATATGATGCCCCTGCATGGCCGCCAGCCCGGCGGCATACACCGGCGGCAGCCCCACAAGCGGATGAAAAAAACAGTTAAACCGGTCGTGGATCACTTCCCGGGCAGGCACCGTCACCGCCTCCGTGATCCCGCAGTTCCGGTCCGGCGTGATGCGATAGAACACCTCGCCGTCATCCGCCACCAGAGGTTCAACCCGGTTCCAGTCCAGAATACGCAGTTCTTTGATCTGCCCCCGGGAGTTACGGATTTTCAGCACCACCGTATTGCCGTGACGCAGTTTGGCGTTCAGCCACAGTTCAAAAAACTGGATACGATTCTGCTGTGCATTGGGACGACGACAGAGACGGGCAATATCCCCCTGCCGTTTTTCACGGCGGATCCCCTGTGTATCGGTCTGCATCAGGCGCAGTCGCATTTTGGCGATATCCTGGGATATCAGCGAAATGCAAGAAAACACCGCGTGAAAGGACAAAACGGTTTCCGGATCGGCTTTCACACCCTGCTGCCAGGCACCGGCAAAAGGCTCAGCCACCGCCTGAAACAGGGACCGCCAGCCCACTTCTCTTACGTCACGTCCTGATTTCTGGTTTTTTCGGGTTCGCCGCAAAAGGTTCCACATTCGCCATGCTCCGCATCACGTTTCTTTTTCTGACCTGCCGGACGTCGCGCTGTGATGTACTCCGCCTTCCCCAGGCGAACCAGCACCTCCGCACACGGCTGTGCCACATCACGGATATCCCCGGCCCGGGCATCATGCGTGCCCTGCAGATACTGGATTTTTGCCATCTGTTACTGCGGGAAGCTCGCGCCTCCCGCCCTCCTCATCAGACTCAGCCACCGGACGCAGTTCCGTAGTTCACACCGGTGATCACCGCCACTGCCGCGGTACGGCGACGACGCCAGTTGATCCAGCGCTCCGCACGGATGGCCACGCTGCCGGTCTGAAACATGGAGACCAGTTCCACCGGTGACGGTGTGCTGCTGTCGCTGGTCGGTTCAGACTGCATCTCCAGTGACGCTTCACGGGACATATCCACCGCCACACCGCCGTCATCAGCCAGATAAATATCCGGTGCATTCACCAGTACCAGCTGGTCACCCACATACTGGGAGACAATCACCGGAAGCCCCTGGAAGGTCCCGCCCAGCAAGGTCATGTCCGGATATTCCTTCTGCCCCAGCGCATTTTTACGCATGGACAGCGCCAGGGCATTCGTGCTGGACATCAGCCAGACCGCACCGGTGGGCTGCAGATTTGCCGTCACAAACTGGCCAAACGCGGCCTCGGCATCCGCATCCGGGTTACCGGTTGATGCCGTGCCCTTCACATCATGGGTGATGGACGCCGGGGAGACATCCGCCACCGCCGCTTTTTTCGGGTCCACAAAGTCTGTGTCCAGACGCGCCACCACCGCTTCTGCCAGCGCATTACGGACCAGCGCATCAGCTGCCGGACTGGAAAAACGGATCAGCTCTTCCGTCAGTACCGCAATGGCCGACACCTTCGCATGACTGAAGGTGATGGATTCAAAATCAAACTTCGTCAGGGGTCTGGCCTTACCCTCCCCCACCCAGCCGGCAGCACCACCGGACACCTGGGCATGCACGCGGATATTGAACGGCACCTGACGAAGTGCAGGGATCCCGCCCTGACCAAATCGCCCGATAATGGTCTGCGGACGCAGGTAATCAATAAAGTCCTGCGCATATTCCTGGTATTCAGACAGGCTGCCTGCCCACTGCGGGTCCGTGGTGGTCCCTGCCCCCACCGCCGATTTCAGGACATGATGCAGACGGCTGTCATCCGGATACTGACGACGGGCCACTTCCAGGGCTTCAGAGCGGACACCTTTAGCCGCGGCCAGTGATTTGGCAAAGCGGGCGAAACCAATCCCCTTCTCCAGTTTCTGCTCAACACGGATCACCGGCGCTGAAGCCACCGTGGCCACATTCCCGTTACCGGCCTGTTTCACCGGCTGTGCCGTGGCGGCCTTACTGGTTTCCAGTTCACGCAGACGCTTCAGGTGCGCATCCACCTGACGGATTTCCGCTGCGGTGTTGTCGTAGTGCTCTTCCTCTTCCACATCCAGTGTGCGGCCTTCCTCTGCGGCTTTGTTCATGATCTCCTCAAGGGAGGCTGCCAGCGCCGCACGCTTGTTTTCAAAACTTTTAATCTGTTCACCAGTATTCATTGCTGACTTTTCCTTATGAAAAGAGGTTATTGACTGTGCCGAAGCGCCGGCAGAAGATGCGATTTTCACCACCGGTTTCCGGTTGCCGGACGCGGCAGAAAACGGGCGGTCGAAATATTTAATGGTCCGGATGGTGCATTCCGCATTCGCGGGCACGGTGACGGCAGACACCTCCATCAGCTCCCAGCGCAGAAAATGCAGTCCGCCTCCGTCCAGATAAGTGTATTCATGGGGCCGGAAGCCCACAGAAAGCCCCCTGACCAGCCCGGTCTTAATGGCAGCCCAGGCCTCATCCAGCCGGGCTGCCATCTGGGAGGGCATCCCCGGCTCCGGCTTCACCAGCATTGCCGTGATTTCCAGCCCTTCCCTGACCCGACGCACCGTACACTGGCCTACAGGGCGGGAATGGTCATGCTGCCAGAGAAACGGGATCGTACTGCCAAACTCCGCCCCCTCCGGCTCCAGGATGTCACCATCCCGATCCGGAGAAGGCGTTGACGCAATCCCGGTGATCACCCGTTCATCCTCGCTGAAGGATTTCACCGTCAGCAGGGAACAGGCCCGTTTAAGAGTCACATCAGCCTCCTGAAAATAAAAAAACCGCCGCAGCGGTTCATGATGGTTACAGGGTGAGCAGGGTTATATGAAAAAAACCTCATACGCTTTCTTTTTCGGTTCCGGATTCAGGGACATCAGGGACACCGCATTGAAGAGCGCCATCAGCGGGTCAATTTTTCCCCGTCCGCTGGCCTGTTTGGTGATAAGAATGGCGTTACCTTTAGGCTCCACCCGGGCATTGCCAACGCACCAGGCCATCAGTGGCTGACCACCATGCACCAGTACTCCCTCAGCCAGTTTGCGCTCGGTGGTTTTTATGGCCCCGCCCAGCTTCCAGCCCTGGCTTATCCCCACAACAATTCCGTCGGGGATCCCGGCTTCCGCCAGTGAATCCAGAATCTGCCCCACACCTGACGGGTCAATACCGATATGCTCCAGTAACTCAGCCTCATGAATACGACGCACATACTCCGCCACTTCCGCCGTGTCATCCCCGACCCGACGGACAATCGTCATGTCTCCACAGGCCACAAAATCCTGAAAACGGGATGCCTCACTCTTCCGTCTGACCACCGCGGTTTCATGCGCCCAGGCATGGCCCCAGCCCAGCCATTCGCGGGTTTCCCTGTCACGGCCAATCACGTACATTCCCAGCAGATCATCCAGGCCCCCGCCGTCAATCCCCACCGTCACCACATCAGCGCGCTGCAGGATATCGTCCAGGCTGACGCGCCTGCCCTGCTGCTCCCAGAAATCCGCACCCGCCCAGCGGTCAGAACGCAGGGCAAGACCAATTTCCACATTGGCATGTTTTGACATGAAGCCACGAAATGCTTCCTCACCAGCCTCCCGGGCTTTACGGTACTCCCGGTACAGAAAAGCCTCATCCACCGAATAACCGAGATTCGGGTTAACCATGGCGAGGTTTTCCATCAGCAGGTGAGCCCCGCTTTCCACCATTTCAGGAGGATGCTCAAAAATCACCGGCAGAAAGTGCGGATCATGAATTTTGCCGTCACGGACATCCCGGGCATACTGCAGTTTCTGTCTGAACACCCCGGCGGGCGGTTCATTCGACTGGGTGGTCGTATACACCACAAACCCTTCCGGACGGGAGGCAAGCCCGCCGATGGCTTCACGTAGCATGTCTTCCGCCTT